AAAAAAGAAATCCTCAATCATGACAGGGGAGTCGATATGCAAATGTGGCAAAGACTTTCTGTGCCAATCGAATTGCAGAGGCTTCGCTCTATGGGTGAGTGGTATGAAATGCCATCCGACTTCAAAAAGCGTTTTTCTCCGTACATCGAGGAAGAGTTTAAGCGTAGGCGTGAAGGTCTGTGGTTCTATAACAATGGTGAGCCTGTCTATATTACAGGGAGACACTATATGATGCTACAGTGGTCTAAACTGGATATAGGTTATGGCTACTTTTTAGAATTCCAACAAAGGTTATTTATACACTTCGCTGCTTGTGAGTCTGACCCGCGCTCCATGGGACAGATGTACACCAAGTGTAGACGTTCAGGTTACACTAATATGTCTGCCGCTATACTTGTGGACGAGGCTACACAGGTGAAAGAAAAACTGCTTGGTATTCAGTCTAAGACTGGTAAGGATGCCCAGGAAAACATCTTCATGAAGAAGGTGGTACCTATGTTCAGGTCTTACCCGTTCTTTTTTAAACCAATACAAGATGGTACAACAAATCCACGCATGGAGCTGGCTTTTAGAGAGCCGTCAAAACGTATAACGAAGACGAACAAAACCTCTAACACAGGTGAGGCTCTGAACACTATTATAAACTGGAAGAACACCACCAACAACGCATATGATGGGGAGAAGCTCCACATGATGTACCTGGATGAAAGTGGTAAGTGGGAGAGACCTACAGATATACGCGAGGCCTGGAGAATACAAAGAACATGTCTAATTGTAGGCCGTAAGATTATTGGTAAATGTCTTATGGGGTCTACTGTAAACCCAATGGATAAAGGTGGAAAACAATACAAAGAGCTCTGGAGAGATTCAGACCCAGATGACAGAAATGCCAACGGAAGAACAAAGACTGGTCTTTATAGACTATTTGTACCCGCCTATGAAGCCCTCGAAGGATTTTTTGATAAGTATGGCAATCCCATTGTTGAAGACCCTGAGTCTCCGGTTGAAACGGTTGAGGGTGACTTCGTTGATATTGGGGCAAAGAAGTACCTCAAAAACGAGAGAGATGCCCTCAAGCATGACGCAAGGGAGCTTAACGAGTACGTCAGGCAGTTCCCGTTTACTATTGACGAGGCGATGCGAGACAGTATTCAAGGGTCTACATTTAATATTGGGAAGATATACGAGCAAATAGAGCACAACGAGGAGCTATTTCCTAACCCGGTAGTTCAAGGTAATTTCTCGTGGAAGGAGGGCCAGGCAGACAAAGAAGTTGTATTCAATCCTAATAAAGACGGCAGGTGGCACCTTTCATGGATGCCTAAGCCCGAGGAAAGAAACAGGCAGACCACAAGGAATGGAAAGAGATACCCGTCAAACGACCACATAGGTGTGGGTGGCGTGGATAGTTATGACTTAGATTCAACAACAGATAACAGAGGTTCAAAGGGAGCCTGCCACCTGTACAACAAGTTCAATCTAAGTGCGCCCTCAAATATGTTTGTTGCGGAGTACGCTTCAAGGCCACCCCTGGCTAAGATATTCTATGAGGATATATTAATGGCAGCAGTGTTCTACGGGTACCCGCTACTCATAGAGAATAACAAGTACGGAATAGTGAGACACTTTGAGGCACGTGGATACGAAGAGTATGTAATGAAACGCCCAGAACACTTGAAGTCGCCAAACGCTGCATCAAACACAAAGACCAGGGGAATACCCTCAAATTCAGTAGATGTAATACAGGCTCACGCTCACGCTATAGAAGCCTACGTTGAGGAGCACATAGGCATAAACAGTCAGACGGGAGACATGGGCAATCTTTACTTCCAGAGAACACTGGAGGACTGGATAGGTTATAAAATAGATAACCGTACTAAGTTTGACCTTACGATATCTAGTGGACTTGCACTGCTAGGTGCCCAGAAATTTAAGCAAGAAAAAAAGAAATCATCATTCGATGACAAGAACTTTTTCAGGAGGTACACCAAGGAAATAACCCGTTGATTAACAGAGTTTTAATTTCGTATCTTTGCTCCAAAGTATTTTGCGAAAGGCTATATGTACAACAACGACAACGACAACGGGAAGTATGGAAACTTCCCAGACCCATTCTCATCCCACGCCAAAAAGACATCTAATGCCTACGGCTTGAAATACGCTAAGGCTATTCAAAAACAGTGGGGTAACGGAGATGACGAACAGAGTTTGTTTCGCAAAAGAATGCGAGAATTTGAGACTAGCAGAGATTATGCTAATGGAACTCAAGATACCTCCGTGTACAAGCAGATTTTAAATTCGCTTGACCCTAACAACGGGGATGGAACTCTAATAAACCTTGACTGGTCACCAGTTCCTATTATACCCAAGTTTGTAAAAATTGTTGTAAACAACATTCTTTCTAGAAAGCCATATCCTAATGTAGTAGCTATAGACCCTCTGTCTCGTACCGAAAAAGACGAGAAGAAGTCTAGGTTAATGTTCAACATTGAGAACCAGGAACTACTAAAGCAAGCCAAGGCTGCTGGAGTAAGTATGGACGAAGAGCTGGAAGGCATCCCAGAAAACAAAGAAGAGGCTGAAATATTCATAGACTCCACAGTAAAGACAGACGCAGAGATTGCAGCACAGCTAGGAACAGCTATGACTCTCGAGTGGAATGATTTTGACCAGCGTGTTTTTCGCAGAGCAGTAAACGATTTAGTTGCCTGTGGTATGGCAGTTGTTAAAAGAAATAACGACCCTAACTACGGTATTACAGAGGAGTATATTGACCCAGCTATATTTTTTCATAGCTACACGGAAGACCCAACATTCTCAGACCTAGTATATGCAGGACATGTTAAGAAGATTAGCATCTCAGAACTTAAGCGTCTCGCTGGTGATGAACTTACAGAAGAGCAATATGAATCAATCGCTCAAAAAGTTAAGTCAAAATACCAGAACAATGCATCAAGACTTTCTCATAAATACTATGACGAATCCCTAGAGAAGACTAATTTCGGTTACGATGAGTTTATCATAGAGGTAATGAGTTTTGAGTTTATCTCTACAGATAATATGCATTTTGAGGAAAAAAAATCTAAACACGGAAACACAGGGTTCCACTACAAGGGTTTAGAGTACACGCCACCAAAAGAATCTATCTACGACAGGAAACCAGTAAATCTAACCACAGCAACTGTATATGGAGGAAACTTCGTTGTAGGGTGTGACTATGTTTATGGGTATGGACAGCAGGCTAATGTTCCTAAGAATATTCACGATTTAACTAAGGCTAGACTATCGTACTCTGTTGCTGCAACAAACATCAGAAGAATGATGCCGAAGTCGCTTGTTAGCTCCGTGATAGGATTCGCTGACCAGCTTCAGTTGTCTCACCTAAAGCTTCAGCAAGCCATCGCAAAGGCTAAGCCTGATGGACTCATAGTTGATGTAGAGGGTTTAGAAAACGTTCAGCTAGGTAAGGGCGGGGAACTACAGCCTCTAGAAATCCAAGACATCTACGAACAAACAGGTGTGTTCTATTATCGTTCAAAAAACCCAGAAGGTGGATTTCAAAACCCTCCAGTCAGGTCTATAGAGAATGGTATAAGAAACATAAACGAGCTCATAGCTATATACAACCACAACCTCAGACTGATTAGAGATACAACAGGTATCAACGAAGTCATGGACGGAACATCTCCTAAAGGGGAGCAGCTAGTAGGTGTGCGTCAGCAAGCAATGGCAGCGGGAAACAATGCTATTTACGATATAACTAATTCCTCAATCTACTTGTACAGTAGGGTCTGCGAGGATATCGTGAAGTGTTTGCAGATAATACCACCCAAGTCTATATTGTTTGCTGTTTACGAGAAGGCAATAGGCACCAAGACAATGAGCATACTCAAGTCTTTCTCCGACCTTCCAATGTATAATTTTGGGGTCAAGATTCAAACAGAGATGGACGAGACGGAGAAGATGTACCTAGAGCAAAATATTCAGGTAGCTATCTCGCAAAAAGAATTAGATATAGAGGACGCTATAGCTGTAAGACAATTGAGAGACATTGACCAAGCGGAAAGACTGCTTATAGTCAGACGTAAAAAAAGAATGAAGTTGCAGCAGCAAATAGCGATGCAGAACTCTCAGATGCAGGCCCAAGCAAACCAACAAACGGCCATGGCAACTTCCCAGGGCAAAATGCAGGAAATTCAGGCGCAGACTCAGTCTAAGATTGCTGAAATACAAGCAGACGCGCAAGCTAAGGCACAGCTTCTACAGCTAGAGTACCAGCTCAAGGGTCAGATGGAATCCATAAAGAATGACGGGCAAATGCAAGCCAGGGATTACGACATGAGATTTAGACAGTCTCTTGAGGGGAGTAAAGAAGAGGCTAAGGATGAGAGAGTTAAAAAACAAGCTGTGGAGCAGTCAAAGCTAATATCTCAGCGTCAAGGAAAGAGAGAAGAGCTGAAGGAAGAAGGGGATGACCTGATGGACTTGCTAACTTCTTCATAACCAGTAAATTACTACCTTTGTAATATGGCAACACAGATAAATCTAGATACCTCAACCAGAGTTGATATAACCTGTAGAAAAGGAGATACATTCTCTCTTGAGTTCACTTTTAAGGATAGTGCAGGAGTAGCTATTAACCTTACAGGATATACATGGAAAATGGATGTCAAAGAAACAGACACCTCATCTGGAGATATTATAGCGGATGCTAG